TTTCCTTTGCTTTATTTAATGCAATAATTAATTCAGTTATTACCCCATTTTGTTTGCCTGTTTCTTCATTTTCTTTAGACTTTATTTGTATTTCTTTATATTTTAATGCTTTGTCAAATATAACTCCATATACTGTTGCAATATCTTTTACATTGGTAAACATATCAGGACTTTCTAATTTATCTTCTAGTGCTTGTAATGATAAATCTATTATTCTTTTTTGTTTTTCTTTTATTGAATTCATATATTCCAAAATATCTTGAGTGTTCTCTTCCTTTTTTCTGGCGAGTTTTTGACTAAAGTCTTTATCTTCATTCACTAATTTTTTAACCGTTTCTCTATCTACATTATTTATTCTAGCAGTTTCTCTATAATTTTGAGTTTGAATATAATCAGCCACTATTTTCTTTTTTTGTTTATCTGTTAATTTAGTTCTTGCCAATTATATCATCTCCTTTAACTTTAATATTAGTTCTCTATTAGAATTTACTTCTATTGTTTTATTTTTTTTATCTTTGCCATATTTATATATAATTAATTTTATTGTAGTATATTTTTTACCTTCTTTATATATTTTTATTTCTGTTAAGTTTATTTTATATCCTTGACTTAACTTTAATAGCATCATATTAATATATTTTTTTATATTCATAGTTTATCTCTCTTTTATAGTATTAATATCAACATATTCAATTTTTAATTTTTCCATAACCACTTTCATTCTTTCTTTTTTGATTTTCTTCATATTGCTTTTTTCTTCTAAAATCCATATCAATTTTTTCTGCAATATAACTTTTTTTGTTTCTTTGTTTCACGTGTAACACCTCTTTAGTAATAATATAATAAAAAATTTTAGCAATTCAAATTATTGTCATTATTTTTGCTTTTTCCTGTTTGCAATAATGACATAACCAAAATTCCTAAAATTACACCCAAAAACAATCCTAATAAAAACAATTTAATTTCCTCTCTTTCGTTTTAATGTTTTTATATTCTTCGCTTTGTCTTAATTTATTATATTCTTTGCATTTATATTTACCAATCCAATCTTTTTCAGCAAGTCCGAACACAACCGCAAACATAAATTATACTTTACCATTTCGCAATCATTAATCATATATTTTTCTCCAAATATATTTTATCAAACTTTATTTTAAAATACAATAGTTTTTAAAATTTTTATTTTTATATTATTCTTCCTTTCCTATTAGTTCTTTTAATGCCAATATTCTCTCATTTATAGCCTTTATTCTATCTACATCACTAAATCTGTTACAGTTTAATAGCATCTTTTTATATTCTTCTATCTTCTCATTTATTTTCTTATACCATTTATTTCTTTCATCTAATACACCAACAGTATAATTAGTTTTAGCAATAGAATATATTTCTTCTTTTTTATCTTCTATTTCTTTCTGTTGTTTTTCTATTAGATTTAATGCTTTAATTACTGTATCTAATATTCTTGCTTCTTCTCCAACAGAAACTCCTTTAACTTCTACTGTTTCATCATACTTTTGGCATTTTTCTATAAAGATTTTCAATAATTTCTTTTCTTCATTATTCATTAGTGACACCTACTTTCATCAAATCCTGCAAATTCGTTTGGATTTACTTCTTCTTCTGAAACAATTTCAACTTTTATTTTTAACAATTTAACATTTTTATAATTATTGCTATTAAAATTCCAACAATTTGCTAGTGCAGATTTTCTTGTTTTGTATTTGGCTGCCATACGAATTGATTTGTTCCAGCTGCTTCCTCTTGTATGATATAAACCTTTGCTATTTTGAATCACATAAAATTCTTCATTATTCATTAGTTATTCCTCCTCTAATAATTCTTGTAAAATTTTTCTTTTTGCTTGGTATATTTGCTTAATAAAATATCTATCTTGACCTTTAACACCTTTTAATTCTGCCTTTTCCTGCTTGTCTAATTCTTCTATTTTTTCTCTTATTTTATATTTAGGTATTGTTTCTTCATCTCTTTCTTCTTGATTATATTTATTATCTATTTTTTCTACTTCTAATTTGTATTGTAATTCTTTATTCTTTTCTTTTTCTTTTTCATATAAATCTAATAAATCTTGTATTGCTTGTTTTACTTTATTTTCACACTCTATACAAGAATTATATTCTCTTAAATCACATTTGTAATCTTTATACTTATTAAGAAATTCTATTATTTCTTCTTCTTTCATATTTACACCTACCTATCTTCTCTTTCTTCTTCTAATCTTTTATTTTTAATATAATCTCCATAATTCACTACACTTTGTCCTATTATTCGCCAATCTACATCTAGTTTTTCTACTTCTATTACTTTACATTCTTTTGTAAAATATCCTTGCATAATTGGTATATCTGTCTGTCTTTTTATTCTTTTTATTATCATATATTTTTCATAATGTTTACTTTGAGCCTCTTGTAATATTTTCCTTACTTCTTCTGATGTCTTGACTTCAATTTTCTTCCACCCTTTATTTCTAGGCTTTAAATATACTTTAAAATAATTAGTCATTATTTTACTCCTTTTGTCTATTGATTATTCTATCTTCTTTTTGTGTTAAATATCTACTCATTATTTATCTCTTTTATTTTTATAAATATTGCATTACTACTTTCATTTTCATTTAAAGGGTTTATCCATTCTGTTTCTGTTCTACTTATTTTGCCTTGTTTATATAAACATCTTGCTAATAGTTCTACATCATCATTCATATTAGAAAATACTGTTTCTATTGCAATATGAGATAATTTATCATATTTTTTTTGTAATAAAAGACAATCTTTTAATAAGTTATTATATTTTTCTTGCAGGCTATTTAAGTGTTTTTCTTTTATTTCATTTCTACTCATCTGAAATTTCATATATCCTCCTTTATAATAATCTTTAATTCTAAATTTCTTCTAATTCAACAATTATTTTATTCTCTTCTCCATAATCTTTTAAAACTAATAATGCGCTTACTTGGCTATCATCTTTATATGCTAGTCCATTTAAACTATCTAATATAGATTTTGCAATATTATCTGCATCTGGCTTTTTGGTATAATCAATCTTATACAATAACTCTTCTTTTTTCTTTTTACTTAAACTTTCTGCTGGCTTAAATATTGCTGTAATTTTAGCTTTAAAAGGCTTTGTACTTAATTCTGTTGCAATATTATATTTACTTGTAAAAGCCCATTTCACTTTATCTTCAAAGCTTCTAGTTGCTATTGGAGTGTACATTCTGTGTGTTATACTACTGTATCTTGGTCTTTGCTTTCCTATTGCTCTATCTGGTATTTCAAAACTATATTTCTTATTAACATATTCTGTACTTATTACTTTATTTTCCATTATTTTTACTCCTTTTATAATACATTGTTTCAAGCCATTCATATTTTGTTAATTTTTTTATTTTACTACTTTTCATTTTTATTAATTCTCTTATATCAAAACATTCTTTACAACCTGTTTTTATATTTTCATATAGCAATAATCTATCATTTACTCTTTTTATAAATTGATATTTAATTAATATATGCGTGTACGGTTCTATTTGTTTTATATACTTAGGAATTTTCATATTTTTTCTCCTACGTTTATTTATTTAATTTTTTAATCAATTCTGTTATTTCCTCATTGGCTTTTTTATGGCTCAAATTATTTTTATCTAATTTTGTTTTTGCAAAATTTAAATAAAATATTATTTTTTCTTTATCTTCCATTTATTACCTCACTATATTTCTAAATTCACTTATATTTTTAATAAAATTTAATTCTAAACTTCCTATATTTCCTGCTCTTTGTTTTTGTAAATCTACTGTAATTATATCATTATTTTGGTTTTCTTGATATAAAAATATTACATTATCAGCATCTTGTTCTATTGCTCCACTTTCTCTTATATCTGCAAGTGTTGGTTTTTCTCTACTAGCATTTCTATTTAATTGGCAAAGTGCAATAATAGGAATATCTAATTCTAAACTTAATAATTTCAATGTTCTTGACATATCTGCAACCTCTTGCTCTCTGCTCCTAAATCCTCCTGCGTTTTTAACTAACTGCAAATAGTCGATTATAAGTAAATCTAACTCATTTTTATTTTTTAACCTTCTTGCCATAATTTCAATTTGTTGTATAGTATTAATTTTTGTTAATAAATTAAATTTTAAATCAGACAAAGATATACATTCTTCATTGATTTTTTCTATTTCTTTTTCATCTAAATTGCCATTTCTTATTTTTCTTGAATTTATCCTAGTTCTCATACTTAATAATTTTTGTATCATTTGCACTTCTGACATTTCTAAACTGATATAAGCAACACATTTTCCTTTTTTTGCTATATTTTCTGCTAATTGTAATGTAAATGTTGTTTTCCCTACTCCTGGTCTTGCTCCTATTACTGTTAATTCTCCATTATGTAGTCCATCTGTTAATCCGTCTAAATCAAAATATCCTGTATATAAACTATAATCTTCTTTTTTGTTTTTGTTTTTTTCAATTAGTTCTGCTGTATTTATTACTTGGCTTACAAAACTTTCATCTTTTTCTGTTTGTAATTCAATTTTTTTAAGTGCATTTATAACTTTTTCTATATAAACATCAATATTTTCAGTTTCTTTTACACTTTGTTGTATTTTTTTGCTTATATTAAAAACTTGTCTTTTTTTTGTATATTGTTTTAAAATTTCATAAATTTTTTCTGGGTTAGTATAAGATACATATTCTCCTAAATTTGCAATATAATCAATTATTCCATCATTATTTTTTATTTTATTATTTATTGTTAATATTGATATTTGCTCCTTTTTAGTTTTTAATTCTAATATAGCTTTAATAATTTTTTTGTGTGTTTCATTTATAAAATCTTCTTCTGATAAATCAAAATCTTCATCTGCAAATACAATATAATATAATATTGCTTTTTCTATTTCCTCATCATACATATCTTTTACCACCACCATTTTTAAAATATTCTTCTTCTGTCATAGTATTTTCTTTATATTTTATATTTGCTTTTAATTGTTTTTTATCTTCTTCATTTAACGAAAATATACCTTGCCAATTATTCATAATAGATTTATTTAAAATCATTATTTGTTCTTCTTTATTTTGTGATAATTTATTTAATTTATCTATGATTAATTCTAATCCTCTAATAGTAAGCGTTTTTTTTATTGATTTTCTCATTTTTATAAATTCATATATTGTGTTTTTTAATTCTTCATTTGTTATTTTTTCATCAATTAATTGGTCAAATTCCATTTCATTTTTCTTTTTTTTATTTTTTTCTTTTTTTATACTATTCTTATCTATACTAATCTTATCTATACTAATCTTATCTGAGTATACATTTTGTATACAAGCTGTATCCAAATTGTATACATTGTTTTTATCCGTTGATAATAAAGACTTTTCAGCAATATGTATAGTTTCTTTATATCTATCTTTTTGAATATAATTATTTAATTTCCAATGTTTTATAACAATAATACCACTTTCAAACGGAATAATAAAAGATTTTGCAATTAAAATTTTCAAATCATCTTCTTTTTTACCTGTCATTCTCATAATAGATTTCCAATTATCGACAAAACCATCATCATCTGCTCTCATTGATAAATGAAAATATAAATTTTGAGAACTATCTGGCATTTCTAAAAAATCATCACTACCAACTACTAATTGATTAAACATTCTTTTTTGAGCCATAATATAATCTCCTCTGTATAAACAAATAAGGGAAACTTGCGACGATTGATACAAGCTTCCCTTTATGTATATAAAAAGTTATTAATAACTTTAAATATCTAATTATTTTTTCAATCGTCTTTTGTTGTTTGTATTATATAATAACAAATTGAAAATGTAAATAGTTTTTTAAAAAATATCAAATAAATTTTCAATTTCTAATTCACTATATACTGCCTTACAAAAAGCATAAGCCATAAGCTTTGATATGTCTGTCTTTCGTCCATTTATTATCTGTGAAATATATCCCTCTGTTACACCTAATTTATGAGCTAAATCTCTATTTGATATTCTTTGTCTTATTTCTTCTTTTTTTGCTTGTTTTAATTTATACATATTAGCCTCCTAAAATGGTAAATCTGATTTTGTAATATCTAGTTCATCAACATTTACTTTTTGGTCTACATCAAAATCCATAATTATAAGTTTTAATTTTTGACTTCCGTCTTTTGAGTTATAAAAACTTAAAAAGCCTTTTGTTATTTCTATATTTGTTTTGTTTTCTAATTCTACATTCTTTGGAAGTTGTACTGATACATACATTTTATCATAACTTCCATCTTGGTTTTTCTTTGATATAGCTGTACTATATCCATAATCATTCTTATAACAAATTATCTTTCCGACTTATATTCATTTAATTTTCCTCCTATATATCTAATTTTAAATTTTTCAAATATGTTTCTAAATTTCTTATTTGTTTTACTAAATCATTTATAGAATTTTCTTCGCTTTTACTTATATAATTTCTTAATTCTGTTTTTAATATTCCTTTTAAAATACTTTCTATTGTTGTATAATATCCTAAATCTTTAAATACTTTTTTCCCATAATTTTTGCTGTTTTTATCTTGTACTGTTGTTTTTTCTTGTAATATATAGCAATTTGTATTTGCATTTATATAATATTTTTCTGTTATTTTAATCATTTTTTTAACATCTCCTTTAATCTAGGTTGCCATAGATGTTTATTGCTTCCATATATAGCCACCTGCTGTTTTTTGTTTATTACATCTGCATTTTTTTATAGACATATAACATATTCCTGTTTCTTGACTTGCTAAATTTGCACTTTCATATTCTTTAATAAAATTACCATTCATATCATATTGTTTAACTGGTTTAGATATAGGATGACTTTTTCCTTTTCTACCTAACATACTTTTAGGTGTAATGTGATAACCATTATCATAAGAATATTTTACATTATAATTTCTATTACACCATTCTAAATTGTTTACTTTGTTATTTGACTTATTATTGTCAATATGGTTTATTTCTTTAAAACTATTTGAATTAGGTATAAATGCTTCTGCAACAAGTCTATGTATATAATAATTTTTTCTCTTATTATTTTTACATAAGCCCACTAATTTATATCCATTTCCATTGTCTGTTTCTTTTATAAACCTTTCTTTTGGACTAATTCTTTTTACTTTACCTAAATTTGATATTTTATACAATCCTTCATAACTCTTAATATCTTTCCAAATTTCTTCCATTATTACTCCTTTCAATTAATTCTAAAAGAATTGGTCTGTATTTTTTTTGATTTTTATGCACTACTTCTAAATGACAATGACCGACAAAGCATAATACAATTGTCGATATTGTTTGTCAAGTCTTTTCCTCTACCGTTTATATGATGTAAATGCAAATTTTTACTTGTTCCACATAATCTACAACAACCTTTATCTCTTTCATAAACTTTATCATAAATTTCTTTTTTTACAGTAATTTTTTTCTTGCTTACTTTTTTTATACCCTTATTTGCTTCATATTTCGTTTCTAAACAATTTTTGCAATCAAGGAATATACTTACTTGTTTTTTATATAATTTGCATTTAAAACGATTTTGAAGCGTTTTAGATAAATATTTACAATGCATTATTTATCAACTTCTTTTTTTGTTTTATAAAAATTACATTTTTCTTTTGCACAATATAGTTCTTTTAATCCATCACATTCTTTTTTAAAAGACTTATACATAATACAATTAGTTTTAATTTCAATTTTATCATTATTATACATTAAACTTCATCTCCTTTTTTTCTAACTATAATACCATCTTTTCTTAAAATTTCAATATATTCTTCCGGTTTATATTCTTCAGTTGTATATAATTCTATAGTTGAAAACAAATCATCCATAAAATCTTTTATTCTTTCTTTTCCAAATTTTGTTTTCTCGTTAAAATGTAATGTATAAACTATTGTTACAATAAAATTATTTATTGCTTTATCTAATTCTTGTTTATAAGCTCTACTAAATTCATCTGCAATTTGTTCTTCAAATTGTCTAGCCCAATCTGTTAATTTTGTTTTGTCTTTATCTTTTAATGCTCTTTCTAGTCTATTAAGTTCGTTTTTATCAAATAATTTTTTTATTTTTAATTGATGTTCATTCATAATATCTCCTAATAATCTTTATTTATATTTTCTTGTAATTTTTCTAATTTGTTTTGCAAAAATATGATTCTTTTTTTAGTATATCTAATTTGATTTGATAAATTTTCTTTTTCTCTATATTTTTTTCTATACTTTTTATGTCTTTCATCCATTTTTTCTTTATTTTTTTGATAATAGTTTTTATTATATATTTTAATATCTTCTTTATTCATTTTATTTTCCTTTCTATGTTATATCTAATCCTTTTAACATTCTTTCATCTTCTTTTGCAAGACGCCAAATATATCCACCTGCTGTTTTTCTTTTATTTTTACAACATTCATTTATATGTTTTATCTTTAATGTTGTTTCTGCTAATCTCATACTTTCCCATTTTTTTATAAATTTATTTTCAAGAGTATATTGATTTACTTCTAAACTTCTACCATTTCCGCTTCCTCTTTTATTTTCTGATAATCCTAATTTAAAAGCTTCTTTTATATTATGTTGATAAGTACAAAATTCTAAATTGTCAACCCTATTATCTTTTTTATTTCCATTTATATGATTTATGCAAGGATAATTATTTGGATTATCTAAAAAAGTTTCAGCTACTAATCTATGAACATAATAATCTTTTCTTGTCTTTCCTTTTGTTAATTTTACCATTTTATAATTTTTACCATAACAATTTAATATTTTTTCATCTTTTGAGTTTCTATAATAAAGCGACTTTATTTTTCCTTGATTACTCACCAAATATTTATTGTTAATTTTCAATTTTTTCCATATTTCCATTTTAATCTCCTTTAATCATTTTGTTAAGTTCATAGTCTTTAATTGCATTATTATACCAACTTCTAGTAGTTATATGTAGTTCTTTTAATAAACTATAAATATGATAAGACCAATCACAAAAATCAGTCTTTGATACATTATATTCTTCAGCTATTTTTCTAGAATTACTAGAAATATTGTTCCATCTACAAGCAATAATCCAAGCATCAATAGACAATCTGTTTAAAGTATCACAATCTTCCATTTGTACTTTTTGAAATCTATCTGCTATTTGCCTGTATTGCTTAAAATCTTCTGGTACTATACTTTCAAAATTACTTTTCATTATTCCTCCTTATAAAATACATAGCTTATTATAGTTGCAAATGCTATACTTAAAAAGAAATAAATAATAAATTTTAATGTAAAACTCATATTATTCCTCCAATTTTTCTACTAGCCCTGCTTCAATTAAATCATATAAAAGGTCAAAAGTTCTTTGTGTATGATTATGTAACATAATTTTTCTTGAAAATACATATTTATTCCATGGCATTATATTATCACCATATATAGATATATTAGCTGAATGATTTCTTTCAGTAGGTATATAAGCATATTCTAATTCATCTTCATTGCCATGTACTCTAAATATTTTAAAACCAAACTTTTCTAATTCTTTTAAACTTACATTATCTTTTATTTTTAACATATCCTATTCCTCCATAAATTTAACTAATTTTTCATCTGCGTTACATTCACAAGCAACTTTTGCTGTATGATAATATACAAAACAATCTTCTAAAGTTATATTTTCATATTTCATTTATTTTTCCCCCTTTATTTGATTTGTTATTTTAACATAATCACTTAATTTTATTTCTGATAGCTTTTTATATCCATTAGCTTCTAAAATTTGTATTACTTCTTCATTTTCTAATTCTTCTTGTTTTATTATATCTCTTAATATATTTTCTTGTTCTTTGTTTATTTTAGGAATATCTTGTGTCTGCTGTAATATTGCGTTTTGTACTTCTTCTGCACTTGCTACCGATGTATTAATTCCTATTCCTGCATTTCCTAATGCTCTTCCAACAGCAGATGTTTCACAATTCTCTATATAACTTGTTTTGTTAATAAATGTACTTCCTTCTTTTTCATAAGCTGTTCCTGTCGCTCTTGGCTCTAAATCATTTTTATCCTCATAAACTTCTGCTTTAAATACACAAATTCCATTTTCTAAATTTAATAATTGCGTTATTATTTTTCCATTTTCACATAATTGCCAAAATGCTTTTATTCTTTCGTTTACTTCAATATAATCTTTCCCTTTAATATCTGTTGTTTTTAATTTTTTGTTAATTTCTTCTAAACTTTTATAATCCATTTTTTATCCTCCATTCTTTAGCTTCTAAAATTGAATAAAATCTATATATTTTATTATTAATTCTAGTAGCATATTTCTTTTTTAAACCTTTTGTATTATCTATATATATTCCAATTTCACCAGTTTTTTTGTTAGGTTTCTTTTCTTTGTTTTTATTTTGTTCGCTTCTATTGCTTTCTCTTAAATTTTGTATTCTATTATCTAATTTGTTTCTATTAATATGGTCTAATTCACTTTCAGGAAATTTACCATAATTTAATAGCCACGCAATTCTGTGAGATTTAAATTGTTTATTTTTTACTTTAATAATTAAATATCCGTCTTTATCAATACTTCCATTACTATTTTTTCTATCGTCTCTTGTTATTTTTCCATTCTCATATTTAAAATGTTGTAATATATATTTTTCGTAATTCACAATTTCCTCCTAAATTCTTGATTTTTCAAATTCTCTGTTTTCTTCTTCAAATTCTTTTTTCTCTTGTTCAGCAATTTCTTCTTCTACATATTCTAAAATTCCCATTGCTTGATATTTAATGTCATTTAAGATATCATTATACTGTTGATAATATTCACTGTCATCAACTAAACTTTCTAATGTATCAATTAAATTTTGTAATTCGTCTTGTCTATAATATAATTCCATTTTTACTACCCTCCTTTTTAATCAATTCTTGGAATATGGTCATTATTCTCTTCTATCATAATTTGCACATCCAATTCATTCAATTCTTGTTGTATTTTAATAAATTCATCACAAGTTTGTATTGACTTATTAATTAATCTAGTTCTTTTCTTTCGTAATCTTTCTAAATCATTCATTTTACTATCCCCCTTTCATATATATTATATAATAAAATTTTTACTATGTAAATACCTTTTAATAAAAAATATGTATTTTATGCCACCAATTACATAAAATACATATTATTTTGCTGATTGCTATATTAGTATAACATA